GGCAAATGCCTCTTCATGAGTCAGGCCGGCGAGGAAGGCGACGATACCCAGCGCAAGTTCGAGATGACCGACCAGCGCGAGTGGACCTTCGCCTGCCCCAAGTGCAGCCACCGCCAACCCTTCCTCTGGGCCAACGTGGAATGGAGCAAGTCCGCCCGCGGTGAGGACGGAGAGTGGGACTTTGGTGAAGTTCATCGCACCGCCTCCCTCCGCTGCGCCTGCTGCAACCACTACTTCGAGGATTCCGACCGGGTGCGCCGGGAACTCAACGCGACAGGTCTCTTCGTGGCGCAGAACCCGAGCGCCTCCACCGAGAACGTGGGATTCCACTGGAACTCCCTCTGCACCATGAGCTGGGGGCGGCTGGCCGAACTTTACCTCCGGGCCAAGGCGGTCGCCCGCCAGGGGGACATCGAGCTGCTCCAGCAGTTTTACCAGAAACGGCTGGCCCTGCCCTGGCGGGAGTCGAGCGAGGACTACAAGCTGGAGATCGAGCGCACCGGCTACCGCAAGGGCGAACTCTGGGACGAGGAGGCCGCCTTCGACAAGTCCGGCCGCATCATCCCCGGCCCCTACGAGCCCGAGAAGGTGTCTGCCGCCCTGCGCATCCTCACTGTGGACGTGCAGATGGACCACTTCTTCGCCGTGGTGCGGTCATGGAGCGCGATGGGCTCCTCACGGTTGTTGCACAACAACCGGCTGGCCACGTTCGAGGACATCAAGGAGCTGCAGAACCAGTTCGCCATCCATCCGAACCTGGTCTTTCTCGATGCCGGTCACGCCGCCTACGAGGTCTATCGCAACTGCTCCCTCCATGGCTGGACCGCCTTGATCGGCGACAAGCGCCCGACTTTCGTCCACCACACCAAGGACGGCCGCTCCATCCACCGCTTCTACTCCCCGCGCCGCAAGATCGTCCTCGGTGCCCACGGATCCTGTTCGGTCTTCTACTGGTCCAACCTCAACTGCAAAGACATCCTCGCCCGCCTGCGCCGCAACCAGCGCCCCGAGAACGGCCCCACCTGGGAAGTCCCGGACGACATCGACGACGATTACCTCTCCCAGATGGAGAGCGAAATCCGGGTCAAGGAGACCGGCAAGTGGCGCTGGAAACAGGTCGGGGACCGCCCAAATCACTACTGGGACTGCGAGGGCATGCAGATCGTGGCCGCCGTGATGCTCAAGATTGTGGGGCGCGAGTTTGCCCCGGCGGATTCCGCGCAGGACCAGGGGACCGAGATGACGCCAAGTTGACGCGGGGTGGCGGGTATGGACCCGCTCAAACGTCTTTTCGGAATCGCCACCTCCGAGGTGGGTGTGTTGGAAGTTGGGGGCAACAACCGCGGCCCCCGCATCGTGGAATACCAATCGGCCACCTGGCTCAAGCCCAGCCCGTGGCCGTGGTGCGCTGCCTTCATCTGCTGGATCATTCGCGAATGGCTGAAGGAAGCGGAAGTTCAGGCGGCGTTCTCACTCACCAGTGCCCGCGCCATCGAGGCATGGCGTCCCCGCACGGCTGGGGCATTCGACTTCGAGCGCTGGGCCAAGGAGAAGGGCCTGCCCGTGCTCAGCCGCAAAAGCAAAGCCAAGGCCGGCGACCTCGTCATTTTTGACTTCTCCCACATCGGCATCGTTCTCAAGGACCAACTCGGCACGGACACGATAGAAACCATCGAGGGCAACACGAACTCGGCTGGCCAGCGCGACAGCACTTCCGGCGATGGCGTGTGGCGCAGGCGCCGGTCGGTCTCCACCGTTCGCTCGTTCATCCGGCTCCTGTCCTAACCCAAGCTCATGGCCGTGCCCGACTACTCGATCGGCTTCACCCAGGCGGAGGTGGAGCAGATTCTGTCCATCCACAAGGCCGAGCTGACCAAGACTTTGGCCAGTTGGACGGATTCAGGCTCGGCGGTGACCAAGCGCCGGCTCGATGAAATCCACCTCGTCATCGCCGCGTGCCAGGAGGCACTCCGCAAACTCGCCCCCGAAACCTACAGGCGCCCGACCCGCGTGGCCCAATCCGAGGTGGACTATATCCCGCGATGAAGCTCCTGCCCACCATCGCCCGCTACGTGCTGCCCGCCGCACTCCTGCCCAAGGCGTGGGCGTCGCCGTATGACGCAGCCAATTGGTCGCCATCTCGCGGGCGTGTCCCCGGCTCAGCCCCAAGGGATGCGAAGCTCGACCTCTCCCCCGGCGTTCGCACAGAGCTGGTCCGCCGATCCCGCTACCTTCACCGCAATTCCGGCTTCGTGCGCGAGATGGTCTCCAACATGGCCATCTACTCCACGGGCGACGGCATCCGCCCGCAGGCCCAATCGCCCGACCCCGCGTGGAACCGCCGCGCCGAGGACCACTTCCGCGAATGGTCGGCCCGGTGCGAGGTGACCGGGCGCTTCTCCTTCGAGGAATGCCAATCCCTCGTCTGCCGCGGCATGGACGTCGACGGCGAATACTTCATTTTGAAAACCCGCGACGGATTCAACCGCCCCGCCCTCCAGCTCATCGAAACCCACCGCATCGGCGACTCGTCCGGCGAAACCATGGACGGCGTGAAACTCGACCGCATCGGTCGGCCCGTCTCCTACCGCCTGCTTGAGGACGAGGGCTCCCGCGACCTGCCCGCAGCGTCGATGCTCCACATCTTCGAGCCCGAGTCGGCCAGTGCCGTGCGCTCGGCCCCGACGATCCAGCACTCAATCAACCACATCTTGGACGAGATCGAACTGCTCGCCTTGGAAAAGCACGCGGTCAAGGACAACGCCGATGTGGCCCGCATCCTCAAGACCGCCCGCGCCGATCTGGGTGAGGATGGCGACTTTTCCCTCGGCACACCCGACCAGGGGCAAGCCAGCAACCCTGCCCAGCTCCAGAAGATCATCGGCGGCAAGCTGGTCGCCCTCAAACCCGATGAATCTCTGGACAGCTTTCAGTCCAATCGCCCCTCACCCACGTTCACCGGGTTCCTGAACCACCTGCGGCGGGATTCTGCTCTGGGTGTGTTGCCATACGAGTTCGCCGCCGACTCCAGCAGCATCGGCGGGGCTGGCGTGCGGCTGATCGTGGCCAAGGCCGACCGACGCTTCTCCTACCGCCAGCTCATCCTGATCAACCGCCTCATCGAACCCGTCTGGGCCTACGTCATCGGTAATGCCATTGCCCGCGGCGAACTCGAGGCCGCACCGCAGTGGTGGCGCATCTCTTGCACAACTCCCCGTAAGGTGACCGTCGATGCTGGCCGCGAGGCTCAGCAGAACCGGGCTGATGTGGAAATGGGCCTCAAAACGATCGCGCAAAGCTACGGCGAGCTTGGCTTGGACTTTGAGGAGGAGATGCGGACGCGAGCCCGCAACGCCAGGTTCCTCGTGGAACTGGCCGCCGAGTTCAACATCCCGCTCGAACTTCTCTACAAGCCAAGCGGCGGCGTGTCTGCAACTCCCGTGGTTGGCGAAACCGAAGACCCGCCAGCCATAGCCGGACGCAGGCAGGTCGATTGACACGATCACCTCGGGCGTGAAGCCCAATCTCCTACCAAAACAGCCCTGGCTGATCACCGCAGAAGCCCTTCAGGCAATCCATGCGGGCTTGTTCGAGCCCGAACCCCAGACTCCGCCTCCCCCGTCAGCGCCATGTCTGTCCATTGACAATGGCATCGGAGTGATCGCCATTCGCGGCCCCATGCTCCGGCAGCCTGGGATCTTCGAACGAGTCATCCTCAAGGCCTGCGACACGAACGAGATCATCCAAGCGGTCGAGGAAGCTGCGAACCGCCCCGATGTCGAGGCGCTCTTTCTCGACATTGACTCCCCCGGCGGCTCGGTCAACGGAACGCCCGAACTGGCCCAGGCCGTGGCTGATGCGGCCAAGTCGAAATACGTCTACGCCTTCAGTGCCGGCCAAATGTGCAGCGCAGCTTACTGGGTGGCGAGTCAGGCCGATGCCATCTACGCCACGCCCAGCGCCCGTGTCGGTTCCATTGGCGTAATCCTGCCGGTCATTGATTCCTCCGCCGCCTACGAGCAGGCAGGTCTGAAGGTGGAAGTGTTCGCCGCCGGCAAGTTCAAGAGCGCCGGAACGCCGGGCACATCGCTGACCGACGACCAGCGTGACTGGCTCCAGGCCGAGGTCGAGGAAACCGCCGCCGACTTCCGCGCTGCCGTGCTCGCCCGTGGGCGCAAGATTCCGGACGAGGCCATGGAGGGCCAGACGTTTTCGGCCCGCAAGGCCATGCGCCTCAATCTGGCCGGAGTGGTGGCCAGCCGGGCGGAAGCGCTCTCTCGGCTGCGGAAACTTCATGTGCGCTCGGTTGACACGGTCCGCAGTGCAATGACAGCTCCTTCCATCGAAAACGAACTGGCCCAGGCCCGTGAGCAGATCACCCGATTGGAATCCGACGCCTCCGCCCGGGAATCTCTCCTGGCCGAAGCCAACACGCAGCAAGCAACCCTCCAGTCCCGCATCGAGGCTCTTGAATCCGAGCGCCATATCGAGGCCGAAGCCTTGGTCGCAGCCCGCGCCGACCTTGAGACAGCTCGCGGCACCAACGATTCGCTGACCGGCGAAAAGGACACACTCAACGCCCGCCTTAAGGACATCGAAGCCCGCAACGCCGCTCTCGAAGCCGCCGAACAGGACCTTGAAAAGCGCGCTTCCCTCCGCGCCGCGCAGATCGTCGCCGAAACCGGCACGCCGCAGCCGGCCGCGATCACGCCAAAGGGCGACGACCAGAGCGCCAACCTCGTCGATCAATTCCGGGCCATCACCGACCCAACCAAGCAGACCGCCTTCTGGCGCTCCCTCACCTCGGCCCAACGCTCCGCACTCCTCTCCAACGCAAACAAGTAACCAAGCACTCCCATGGCCAACAATCTCACCAACGTCAAAGACATCAAGGTCGCGCAATCGGCCCTGCTGCCCTACCGCGCAACCCTCACCCCGCTGCGTGCCTTCTCCACGAACTTCTCGCCCGAACCGGCCGACAAGCTCGACACCGTACGCGTCCCCGTGGTCGGGGCCCCCAGCGAGTCCAGCGACTTCACCGGCAGTTACACCGCCAACGCGGATTCCACCGTGAGCGTCATCCCGGTCCAGCTCAACCGTCACAAATACCAGACGGTGCACGTCACCGCCCGTGAGGCCGCCGAGACCGCCATGAGCGTGCTCGAATCGCTGGTGGCCAACGCCGTCAAGCAACTCGCCCAGGACGTCCTCCAGGACATCTTCTCCGAGATCACTGCGGCCAACTACGGCGCTCCGGCCATCCCCGCACTCGCCGCCAGCGCCTTTGACTACAAGAAGGTTCTCGGAGTTCGCGAGGCGTGCAGCCTGGCCAAGATGCCAATCACCGACCGCTCGCTCGTCCTCGACGGTGCTTACTTCACCAGCCTCCTCGCCGATGAGGTGGTGAAGAACAGCTTCTACGCGCCGATCGCCCAACCGGGCGTGGTCGAGGCGCAGATCCGCCGCCTCGCCGGGTTCGACATCCACGAGACGGTCATCCTGCCCGAGAACGACGAGAAGCTCGTGGGCTTCGCCGCCCACCCCTCGGGCCTCGCCCTGGCCATGCGCTACCTCGTGCCCGTCGCCCAATACGACGAAGCCGGTGCCGTGACGGACCCCGAGACCGGCCTCACCTTCGGCTACCTGCGCTACACCGAGACCAGCTCCAACCGCATCTACGTCACCGTGGAGGCGCTCTACGGGTTCAAGGCGGCCATCGCAGACGGCATCAAGCGCATCGTCAAAACCTAGCTCCAGCTCAGCGGCCAAACCTCCGGCATCAGCGGCAGCCCCTCCTGTGGAAACGCAGGAGGGGTTTTCGCGCACTAACGCTCGACTACAATTTCGGAGTCTGTGGCACGCCCAGTGGCATCGTATGCCGTATGCCTGACTACGCGCTCTACAGGCTCAAGACCATCTCTGCTGCTGCCGGTTTGATTGACTCGGAACTTGAGATCGACTTTCGGCCACACGGCAAATCCTGCTGGCGTTTCATTAACCGAAATCACCTCAGCCATTCCACCTCGCGCCTGAGCGAACTCATTCGCCTTTTTGTAAGCATTGGAACGCAGAGCACCCAGCGGCGTGTAGCCGGTTGTCCCGGATTCCGAGACAACGAATACGTCGCGGCCAGCAGACATGACCGGGGTTGATGTGGAGCATCCAAAAAGTGGAAGCGCTATAGCTACGGCTGTGAGGACTTTTATCATCAGTCCACTCCACTAGTGCAGCGCCTCAGTGTATGTCAAGATTCACCGGATTGACACCGTCCGCGCGGCGTGTCCCTTCACGATCAGATCGCCGTTGACGCCGCCCAAATCTTCGCCGAGTTCGGCAAGGAAATCACCTTAGAGGGGCAAACCATCTCCGCCCTGATCTCCGAGCCCGAGGAATCCGTGGAGCTTTCCGCGGGCGGCTTCGTCGCCTCGGGCAATTTCACCGTGAAGTTGTTGCGCAACAACCTTCGCACGATTCCCTCAGTCGGCCAGATCCTCGACTACGCCGGGGAACGATTCCGCATCGTGCGCGTCTCCAACCGCCCGCCCCACGCACTGGTCACGCTCACCGTGGAACCGCTGGAATGAACGCCAACGTCGAGAAAGGCATCGTGGCCGTCCTAAACGAGGCGCTGGTCGGTCAGCACATCAGAGAGGCAACGTCGGCGGATCCCCTGCCAACCAACATCCAGCTCGTGATCGTTCAGTGCGAGAACGTCGAGCACGTGGTCGGGCCGCTCCACAAGGCAACCGTCAAGGTCATGATCGGGACACCGGCTTTCGACGCATCCGTGCCGGAGCACAACCATACCTCGGGCCGCGTGCGGGACGCGGCTCTGGCATGGCAAACGGAAAGCCCTGCCGCCACTTTCGACGCTGTGGCGGGAATCGAGTGGCGGGGCTGCCACGTGAAATCAGTTGGCCTGGACTTTCCCGAGAACACGTGGCGCACAACCATCGAGCTGACCGTTGGGCTGGCGACCAGTTGACACCAAGAAAACGGCATGGCCTTTGCGACAATCAACCTCTTCGGCGTCACAGACCCAGCAGCGGGGTATGTGCAGGAAACGACCAGAGAGAAGTCCCAGGAGATCGCAACCTGCAAGGACAGCACAGGTGTCACAAAGCTCCCCACGCCGAAAAAGCTCATCACCGAAACCGTCACGATCAAGGGCAAGGGCACTTACGTGCCGGTGGTCACTAGGGACACGGAAGTCGGGGCAACCGCAGTGATGACGCAGGCAAAAATCTCTCAATCGAACGAGGACTTCCCCGACTACGAAGTCACTTTCACGAAGTTCTCCTCACCCACATCCTAAACATTATGGCAATTCCAGTAGCAGGAGATCTCGCGATCAAGTTGGTTGATTTCACATCAGCGCAATCCGTCGAAGTCAGCAGCAAGGGCGACGTAAAAACCCTCTTGGACAAGGACGGCAAATACGTGGACGCAGCAGTGCAAGACCCGACGTTCGAGTTCTCGGTTCGAGGCAAAGGTGATGCCTGTCCAGTCGCCCTAGACGACACAGAAACGGGTAAGCCCACCGGCGTCACCGGAATAATGATCATCACCTCAGTCAAGGAAGGCACTTCAAACGACGACTGGGAGGATTGGGAATACCGAGGCCAAGCATTTCCGTCGGCAATCTAGCCGCGCGCGGGTAACGCCCGCACAAAACAACCGATCACATCATGAAAACAGGCGATACGTTCCACTGGATTGTGGAAAAAGCGAAAGGCGAGAAGAACGGTCAAAAGCTCACGTTCTCCAACAACCCGATGACGAGCTTCAACACGCAGCTCATTGCGTGCGCCCTCGTCAGCGGATTCAAGCTGATCGACCCGGGCGGATTCCGCGACACTGTGGAACAGACAGACGACGGGGCAGTTCGCAGGGTCGAGTGGTATATCGACGGCGCATCAAAAGCCACGTTCACGACGAAGACCGGCGAGGAGCAGATTGAGTTTCCCGTCTTCCGCCAGCGTTTCGAGAGCGAGCAGTGGTGTCTCGACAATCCGGACCACGCGATCACGTTCATGCGCTGGTCATTCCGCGCCCACGCCCAGCTCCGTGATCACATTCGCACACTCAAGCCCGCCGCCCTCATCCGGCGCGGCAACAAGTGCATCACCGTGCCGGAAGGTCTCAGCGACGAGAAGCGGCTCAAACTCCTGTCATTCCTCAAATGAGCGACGACTTCCTCCGTCCCGAATCGCCCGTGCTGGCGGTCAAAATGCGGCCTCTTACCAGCGGCTCCTACGCGCTGCTGATCAGAACAAATAACGCCTTCGTCAAACCGGCGGGAGCGGACCAACCGGACCACCTCTCGGCGGCACTGGAATACTCTTTTATACACGGCGCACCTCTTGACGTGGTCTTGCGGGCATGCCACGCGGATCCACACGTGTTTCAATCGGAGGTGTTTCAGTTCTCCGAGAAAATCCCGATCAACCAGCTTCACGAGATCATCAAGGAGGTGGAGGGCGGCCTCGTGGCGTCAGCACAGCAATCGGTGGACGTGCTGCCGCGGCCAGGTTCGGAAGACAGGGACGCGCCCCCAAACTGCTAGCGCCAGCGTGGCTCGCCTCGCGCGTGTTCACGCTGGCTGAAAAGACAGGATGGTCGGAGCACTACATCCTGTGGGAATTGCCTCTGTGGCGTGCTCTGGCTTACCAGCATTGCGCTCTCTGGTCTTCAGGAGCATGGACCGTGGCACCAATGCCGCCACCGGAGCAGCAACTTGACGCGCTAGCCTCAATGGAGATCGACGACTCCGACAACGACAATGGTTGAATTCGACAGAACAAGATTCGACGCGGCATTGCGGGAGTTCCGCAGATACAGCCGCCGGTCATTGCAAGAGGTGCTGCGCCAGCAGGCCAAAGGTATCGTGCGGCAAATCGCTGATCGCACGCCCCCGGGCGGGCCAAGCACCTTCGGATCACAGGCCAAAAAACGGGGTGAGGCAGCCGTCGAGCGGGACATCCGCAAGATTCTGGTCGCAGGTTCCTACAACTCCAGGGCGGCGGCCAAGGACGGCGATCTCTCGGCGGCAAATTGGGCGAACTACGTGGTCGATCCAGCTTCGGTCCACAAGCGGTATCGCAACGCCCGTGGCCGCGTGCGGCGCGAAATCACC